ACAAATACCTAGGACCGTATGATCAAGGAGATACGAACAAGGATGGTGCGGCATCGCCCAGCCAACCCAGGGTAACAGGAAGTGATCTCAATGAAACAACCATACAAGATCTGCTATTCCTAGAGAACAGAGATAGGAAATATTCAGACGATGTTTATACTGTTAGGGGAATATACAATGTACAAGATGCTGATTTCAATTTATCGCAGTTTGGCATGTTCTTACAGAACGATACTTTATTTCTAACAGTTCATTTGAACGATATCGTGGAAAGAATTGGCAGGAAACCCATGAGTGGAGATGTCATAGAATTTCCACACATGAAGGAAGATTATTCATTAGATGAGAGTGTGCCTATAGCACTGAAAAGATACTATGTGGTAGAAGACGTCAACAGGGCCGCAGAAGGATTCTCGCAGACATGGTGGCCACACCTGTTGAGATTGAAAATGAAAACCCTAGTTGACTCACAAGAATTCCGAGATGTGATTGGAGATGCAACCACAACAGGATCTGTTGCCAGTTACATGAGCACCTACAACAGGGAGAAAACAATCAACGATCAAGTTGTGGCACAGGCAGAGCAAGATGCACCAAAGGCAGGATTCAACTACAAACAATATTACGTCGCACCTATCGATGAGAGAGGTAACATCAGGACAGAAAACGTCAACACAGCATCACAGAGGGCAAGTAGCAGTAACACAGTGAATGCCACGATAGACACTCCTGCAAGTTCACACTACGGATTCTACCTAGATGGAGACGGTGTTGCACCCAACGGAAATCCCGCAGGGTTTGGAATATCGTTCCCAACGTCTGACGTAGATAAAGGTGACTACTTCTTGAGGACAGATTTCTTGCCCAACAGGTTGTTCAGATATGACGGAGCCAGATGGGTCAAAATTGAGGACAGTGTGAGAATAACTACAACGAACAACGATTCTAGAGGGAATTACAAAACAAGTTTCGTCAACAATGCAACAGAATCAACAATAAACGGACTAACAGTAACACAAAGACAGTCATTGACGGATGCACTGAAACCAAAGGCTGACAATTAAGAATGCTACACTTTTACGAGGGACAGGTTAGGAAATTTTTAACTCAATTCATCAGGATATTGAGCAATTTCTCTGTAGAGACTGGCAAGGCCAAGGATGGAGGTATAAATCTTCGGGCGGTGCCTGTGGTTTATGGAGACCCCACAAGACAGGTTGCCAACATAATCAGGAACAATTCAGAGAATGCCCTCAGTTATGCACCTAAGATTGCTTGTTATGTCAGAGAATTGAACTATGACAGGGAAAGAATGCAGAACCCTTATCACATAGAGAAACAGCATTTACGAGAGAGAGGCATAGACTCAGACGGCAATTATACCAACGAGATGGGTGCTGGATACACGGTTGAGAAAGTTATGCCTTCACCTTTCAGATTGGAAGTGACCGCAGATATTTTCTCATCAAACACAGATCAAAAACTGCAGATACTAGAACAGATACTATACTTGTTCAACCCAGATTTTGAGATACAAAAGACAGACAACTACATAGACTGGACAAGTTTAAGTTATATTGAGTTAGGTAATATTACATTTAGTTCGAGAACTATTCCAGTGGGTGCAGATTCTGAAATTGATGTAGCAACATTACAGTTTAGTATGCCAATATGGCTGTCTCCACCTGTAAAAGTTAAAAAACTTGGTGTGGTACAGAAGATCATAATGAGCATATACGACGACGACGGCGGCATAGCAAAAGGACTGATAGACGGAGAACTAGTGTCGAAGAGTTTCATAACACCAAACAACTTTGGATTGTTGGTCACAGGAAATCAATTGAGACTGTTAGGTACGACGGGAGTAAATGTCAAATCAGGCGGAGATGGATTCCAGACTGGTGCTAACGAGCCCAACAACTTTGATCCTTTCGAAACTTTTGGTCCGGCGGTGAACTGGAAAGTTCTTTTAGATCAGTATGGCAAGGTCACAAATGGCACATCACAGATAAGATTGACACAACCAAACGGCAACGAGATCGTTGGTACTATAGCAACATCAACACTGGATGACACAATTTTGTTATACACCATAGATGGCGACACAATACCAAGCAACTCATTGACAGCGGTCAAGAAGATCATAAACCCAGCAACATTTGATCCAGGTACACCTGCTAATGGTGACAGATACTTGGTAATAAATGACGTGGGAGATAGCACAGCCAGTTTCCAGAGTGCCACTTGGGGTACACTTGTGGCCAGCGTTGGCGACATCATAGAATACAACAGTTCAACATCAAAATGGAACATAGCCTTCGACGCATCAAATCCAGATTCTACACAACACTACGTTACCAACCTAAACACAGGAATACAGTACAGGTTCAATGGCACAGAATGGGTCAAATCATACGAGGGTGTGTACACACAAGGTAATTGGAGCATTGTCTTAGACGGCGGAGCAGACCCAGGGTACAACTCAAGCCTTGACGCTACCACTCCATAGTTGTTATAATAAAGCATGAAAGAAAACATAGTCTGTTCAGGTGCCCTGTTCTACGCAACAAACACCAAACGTTTCCTGTTCCTGCAGAGGACTGACCGCAAGACACAAGGAATGTGGGGTTTGGTTGGTGGCCAAAGTAAATTTACGGAGAGTGCTTTCGAAGGATTGAAACGTGAGATAGAGGAAGAGACGGGCAGTTTACCTAAATTTAAAAAAGTAATTCCGCTAGAAATGTTCACATCAAACGATCAGAAGTTCTTCTTCCACACATATCTAATAGCCATTGACGCAGAATTCATACCAAAATTGAATGAAGAACATTCAGGATACTGTTGGTGTGCTTTTGAATGTTGGCCCAAGAATCTACACATGGGTCTTAAAAATACACTGAATAATAAAAGTATAAAAGGTAAGTTACAGACTATATTAGATTTGATTGTTTAAAAATCTTTAATGTATTTTTTGCCTGTTAGTTTCTCAATATCACGGATCATCTCTTCCATGTTCACTCTCACAGTCTTGCCAGTTTTTGTGTTCCTAGAGTAGTATTCCCAATCACCTTGTTCGTTGTGTGGAGATATTTTAGTAACGTTGCCCGCTTCGTCCCTTACGAAAACTTCTGCACTGGATGATTCGTCTTTGGCATAAATGTGTGCATTGTTAGCCGCAGTAGAAGGATCACTTCCCACAGTCAATGCAAGTGGACTGCTGAATGTTTTTGCACCTGTTATGGTCTGTGTTGTGGATACCAACACCGTGTCTGCCGTTGATGCACCCGCTGATCCCCTCAACATGTGTACCCTGTAACCGTTCACGGTTGTGCTCGCTCCTGATGTGGACGCCGCTTTTACTGTGACTGTTGATCCAGACTGTGTTGCGGAAAATGTCAATTGATCCGTGCCTTTTGTGGAAATTGCCGGACCAACGGCAATGTATGCATCATCGTTTGATACAACCATCACCTCAGTGGCACTTGCCGCACCTTCTGAGGCATTGTAACCTGTGAACACGTAGAATGCACCTGTGTACGCAGAATTGACAAACGAGTCAACTGTTGTCGCAGTTGAACTCACTGTTGTTGCCGCAACAACGTTCACGTTATCTCCTGAAGATCCTGATTCGTCGTCTGCTAACAATATCCTGTATGCAGTAACTCTCAAATTTGGTTCGTTACCTTGAGCACTGACCACCACATTTGAACCATCAACAGCCGCCGTTAAATTTACAAGGTCATTGGATCCTGTGTTGGTAACTCCGTATGCTGTGATGAATGCCGTTGTGCCGTCATGTACGACCAGTGCTTCTATGTTTGTGACTTCTGTCTTTGATGCGTTGTTGACAGATATGTAATACTTGGCCGCCCGGTATGATGCCTTGGCCCAACTGTCTATGCTTTCCGAAGCAGAATCAACGTCAGTGTTGATCACGTTGGTCACACTACCTGTGGTGCCCGCTGAGGTGTTATCCCCTAGTGCTATCCTGTAGAAGCTCACGGAGTTTACAACACTTGTTCCTGTGGCTTTCAGTCTCGCATTACCACCGGTCACATCTGCGTCTATGGTCACGAAACTGTTTGTGGTATCACTTCTCAGAATGTGTGATGACGATACGACTGCGTCCGAATTGTTGTGTGCCAGGCTGTGTTTTGCAGTTGCCACTTGATCGTTTATCTCGTCCCTGGTCACTGTCAAGTACCATGCACTGTCAAAACTACCGGTCGTGAATTGGTTTACTACTTTTCCCTGTGTGCTTATTGCCGTGCTGTTGCCAGTCAGTGTGTCGTCGGTGTTCTCTGACGTTGAACTTGTGGCTCCCAGTTGTGCCCATCCGCCTGATGTGGTGTAGCCCTCTATGGCGTCCGTGCTTGAGTTGTATCTTATCTCACCAGTCGAACCTGTTGGTCGCTGTGCTGTTGTACCATTGGGTATAGCCAGTGATGATGTGCCCTCGAATATGTAACGTCCTGTGCCCGAGTTGTCAAACGTCATGTCTGCGTTTGATGGTGCACTCATGGTAGAACCATTGAATGTGAAGTCACCCACACTTATTGTTGCGAAACTTAAGGTGCCCGAACCATCTGTAGTCATGACCTGTCCCGCACTTCCATCTGAACTCGGATAACTTAATCCTGCCGCTGTTAGTGATCCTGCAACACTTAGGTTTGTGCTGTTCAATAGTTGTAGCGAATCTGATCGCCATCTGCCAGTGATTGTTTGTGTTCCTGCTTTCACGTGTGCAAACTCAATAATCCCGTCCTCTGTGCCATCACTAGCATCTAGGATCTTGCCTGTGATCTTGGCATAGTTTATTTCTTGGTCAGCATCATTCTCGCCTTTGAATTTAATTTGTCCTATATAATCTGCATCGGCTGGACTTGCACTGTTCCTTTTCAATGACAGAACAGGACCTGCAGTGCTTGAGTCTTCCGTTGTGGTAATCAACACACTATCTGAAGTTGTTGTATTTGTAAGTGTGGCTGTTGTGCCTGCAATAGTGGTACCTGTTATTGCCGCCGCCGTGTTGGCGCCTATAATAACGTTGTCCATATTAGATGTGCCTGTACCGTCAATATTCACAGCACCGTTGGCAGTAAAGCCAGCAGTTGTGGTTGTTCCGTTTACGTGTAGTGCTGTTGAGGGTTCTGAAGTACCAATACCCACACGACTGTTAGTTACGTCGAGATACAGTAGGTTTGTTTCAAATGCCAGGTCTGTACCGTTCCTAGTCAAGTTTGACTTCAGTACTGACCCAGATATACGACCTATGGCCATACCGGGTACTCCTTATAATAATGTTAGTGTAGCATATGCCACACACAGCCTCGTTATCATTGCCGGCTGACAGCAGTGCTAGTATTTATGCTATTTGAATGTCCACACCTGATCTGGCCATTTTTTCTCTATTCTAGTCATGCCCCAACTGGTCAGCAGTTCCGGTATCTGTTTTTTGTGTATGCCATATCTTTGTCCAGATTTGTTACCTTCTATCTGGATCATGGGACTGTTGGTCATGATTGTGTGTTCTGCACCCCTGAGCACAGGCATTTCGTAACCCTCGACATCTATCTTGATGACATCTACGTTGTCGAAATTGTAACTGTCTAGTGTGTTTATTCCGGTATCTCCCTTGGGATCAGTGACATGATTGGTGCCAGAATGTGTGTCATAGCCCATGGACACTGTGCCTCTAGATTCTCCCAGTGCCGTCTTGTGCAGTGTGCAGTTGTCGTAGGTCGAGATGTTGTGCTCCAGCATGGGCAGTATTCTCTTGTTGGGTTCGAATATCTCTAATCTTTCGGCATGGGGTTGCCAGAAAAGAGACCATGGACCCCACCATGCACCCACATCAATTATTCTACGCAACTTCCTGTCTGCGACATGCTTCAACAGTATGTCGTAGTTTCCGTTTTTATCTGTGAATTCTTTCTGTACAGTCATAAAAAAAAGGGCGATGTTGCCACCGCCCTTTGTGTTCTATTAAAAAGTAAATTTACTTATTAGTTGTTGGTTCTAACCGCACAATTTACCAATTTGATATTTGCATCTGTGCTAGTTTCCAATGCTCTACCAATAACGTTGAAAGGAGAGATTGACTCGCCTGCCGCTACTGCTCTAGCACAACCTTTGATTGATGAAGTAACAAGTCTTTGACCTTTGTTAACTACACCTGTAACCCTAACTGGTGTTCTACCTGTCATTGCTACAAACGGGTGTGAATCATCTGATCCTGCACCTGCGTTCATCATGTATGCTGGTTTGTGAGAGATAACACCAAAAACGTCCTGGGACATTTCTGAAGTTGCTTCTGTGATCTCTGCTGAACCGCCTACTTCTACAACTGAACCGATTTCCATAGGAGCGTCTGCTTCGAAACGCTCGGCAACGTCCGCGTACTGCGCCTGTGATGCCGTAGTGGATAAAACGTTGGTTGATGGATTGTAACTTAGACCAGTGTCCGTTTCGATACCCTGTGTTCCAGTCGCCCCGTCAACG